AGAAGAAGATTGGATGACAGTTGAAGACTATGAAGACAGCATTTTAGATGAGATACCTGTTGGGGATTTACCCACAGAAAGTTTAGATGAAGTCTTGAAAGAACAAGAAGAAAATTTAATTAAAGAAACTATTGAATTAGATAAAAAGGTTGAAAATAACCCAACTATAGAGAAAACAGATATATCAACAGAAACTAGACTACCCGAATTTTTACACGGTTGGGTAGATGAAGCAACTAATGTTTCACACTACAATGATATTCCGGCAGTTATGACAGGTTTAGTATTGATAGGGCAAATGGTAAAGCAATTTGTAAAAATACCTATCAAGGCTTCTTTAGTAGATAGCCGAATACACTTTGTTTGGATTCAAACATCGGGAACAGGAAAGAGCGAATTGATGAACTTTGTAATTCCTGTATCGGAACAACTTTGGGATAAAATAAATGCCTTTGAGGGATATGTTCCCCATGATAAAATAGGTAAAGTAAGAACTGCTGAAATAGCAAAGGATGATAATGAATTTCACGAAGAAGGACAAGAAATATATGGCGCAGTAGCAGAGGCAGACCCAAACGAACTACTGCAACAGTTCGATAATTTCGATGTGGTAGAATACACAGATGCCGCACTCATTGGCTATCAACATCCAACAATAGAATCCGTAACAGACGACTTCACCGAAGAAACCACATTAGAAACTACATGGACTCCCGTAAAGGGTTCTTTAGACGGACATGGTTTAGCCCGATGGGATGAGTTCACTAATGCAGGTGTGTTTAAACAAACCCAACATAAAGAAGGAGTCGTAACATATCTAAATACATTGATGAATCCAATAGGAGGCTCTTCTCAAATTATTACTAAGAAACTGAAAGAAGGCCCAAAGGTTTCTTGTCATTCCTATCGTTCTGTTCTAGCAACAACATTTCCTCCTAAAAATTTAGACCAAGCAATTACTGAAACGGGTTTGTTTCAAAGGGCAGTTCTGTATATTTGGGATGTTCCCGAACATATTAAGGATGAGATTGACGATATGGTAACAGATAATTTTGGTGTTTTTGAAGACATCAATTTACCCATTGATGAATATACAAAACAACTTTTTGAAATATACAAATTAACTAAAGGTAGATTTCAAGAAGTTGGAGATGACCCAACAAAGACAATGCGCTATTCTAAGGGTTTCAAAGACGCATTACATCTAAGAAAAATGGATTTGCGTAGACTTGTTTCCGAAGAAGAAGGAGTGATTCGTGATACCGCTAGAACATTTATGACTAGACTACTTATTATGATGGGTAAAATCTCTGTCCTATGTTGTATTGCTGAATCTAAAGACATCAAAGACCCTAAGAAAAGGTTCATAGTAAGTGCTAGAAATGTCAATCAAGCCTCTTTCATCATCCGCAACTGCTATAAATCATTGATTTCGTGGTTCATCCATAGTCTTAAGGTGCGTAAGTCCGACTTGTTGAAAAATAATACAGGAGTTGGTTTCTTAAAAGCATATAATGAATTGAAAGACAATGAAGGCATGGTTCCGAAAAACTCACTATTTGAAAAGGTCGGTGAAGATGTTAAAATATCAAAGGCCCAAGTCTACAATCGTTGGAAAGTAATTCAAGCAAACTTTGAAGAAATTAAAGTCGGTCGAGCAGTATTTGTAAAACTAAAAGGTGAATGAAATGATAACATGGGAAAATACATTTATAGTGTTTGATGTGACAAAAGGGCCGAAGGTAATTATTGAAACTCTCAATACTTACGGTGAAGAAGGATGGGAATGTGCGAGTATGCTCACTGTAGCAAATACAAACATTGTCGCTTTTCTAAAGCGAAAGCAAGGAGAAGAACCAAAAGGCACTGATGAAGCAGAGGAACTAAGTAAATTGTGGGCCGCAAATGGTAAAGGAAAGTGATTACATGTCCGTAATGGCTTTGGATATTGAGACAAAGAATATGTCTCATGAGATAGGTGGCTTCGGAAACACGCATATGTTTCAAGTCTCTACAGTTGCTACATGGGATGGTAATACAGGAACCGTTTATGTTGATGAGCCTGTAGATACATTTGCTAAAAGCGGTCACATAGTAAAGTCTCTAAGCGATTTGAAGTATGATTTAGATGAACACTTTGAGAAGGGTGGAGTCATTCTAGGTCATAACATCGTCTCTTTTGATTTACCCATATTGAAAAACTCTATGGATATTTACTGCATTAGAAAGTATCTAGATGACAAGAGATACATTGACACTAGTAGACTTTTGACTGCCGACTATGGAGAGAGATTTAGGCTTCAAAACTTAGGAGAGAATACCTTGAAACAGGATAAACTAATGGATAGTGCTGATGCACCTAAGTTATGGAAGATGGGTAGATATGACGAAGTAGTAGAATACTGCTTGAAGGACACTCAAATTGTTTATGACCTTTGGAAATACGGTCAAGAGAATGGAATAGTAAAGGCTTTCTCTATTGAGAAAGAAGAGTTTGTAGAATTGGAGGTAGATTGGTAATGGAAACAATGGAATGGATTGGCTTTTTCTTTTTTCTTATCATTGTCGTGCTACTATTCTTTGCGGCTTTTGGTGGTTCTAATTTAACCGACCAAACAGTTGAAGAATACATGCAACGCTTGATTAAAGAAGCCCAAGAAGAAGACAGTAAATGAGTTTAAAACAAAAGTGTAAAGAGTGCGGTGAAGCGACAATCGCACTAAGAATACAAGGTTTTTACATAGGCTCGCCAAAGAAGGTTAAACTTTGGGAGTGTAGAAACTGCGGAAACATTTGGAAGTAATTAGGTCACTCGGTTTTGCCCCTTAATAATAGGGGGTGAAATCGGGTGGCCTTTTTTTTATGGATTTTTTTTGGTCGTTTTTTCGCACCCCGTTTGAGTATTTCGGGGAAAGTAAATTCAAAATTAATAATAAAAGAATTTTAAATATGCCATTAGTAAAATAAGTCTTCAGATAATAACCAAAACATTGTAAATCCAAACATAAAACTAATAATAAATGAAAATAATAATTCTATCATAACTATCAACAGAGTTCGCAATAAATAATATGACCGAAATACATTGACAAAGGATAACTAATTACAATAATAGCAAGTGCTATATTTCTAATTAATTCTTCTTTACTCATAGTAATCACGGAACTAGCATTAAAACATTAGTATATGTGGTAGTAATAGTATTACCATTTGTTCCTGTTACAGCCAGTGCAAAAGTGTAATTAGCAGGTGGTTGTCCTTGAGCCGCACCTGCGGCAATGGTAAATACTGCATCAAAATCAGCAGAACTAGAACTTGCGGTTGAAATAGAAACATTGTTTAGTGGGTCATCTACTTCTGTAATAGTCCAAGCAAAAGAAGCCGCATTACCTGTAAATGAAGAATTTAACTTTAAAGTCATTGTATATCCTCCCGAAACTCCCCCAACTAATTCAATAGGATTAGTAAAGTCATTATTATGCGTGGTAGCATTAGAACCGCTTGAGTTTTCTACTTTAGTAAAACGATTGTCGTTTCCATTTTCGTCTTCAATTAAAACATTTGAAACATCCGGTTCACCTCTTGTTGGATAAGCACCAAAACCAAGAATAGAATAGCCAAAACTCATTCATCATTCCCCGCCGTAATGTTATAAAATAGTTTTATTCCGATTAGCCTTGCTGTTCCTGTTTGTGTAGATGAACTAGTATCATTTGATAATTTAAAATAAGTAACTGTATCTACTGCGGCGTTTCCTATTGTTAAACCACCACATACATCACCTACATTCAAATCATTACTTGTTCCACTATGGGCGACTCCTGCCGAAACACTAGCAGTAGGATAGGCCGTGTTTATTACTCCGTTATTAGCAATACTTGTGCCAGTTAAGTTCCATTCAACATCCCCAGTATTTGTCCCAGTAACAGTCCAAAATGGCTGAAAATTAACTGCCCCTTCATCCCATGATTTAGGAAAGGCAACAGTAAATTGAGCATTGTCATCAGCATCAGCCGCAAAATCCAATACTTGTAATTCCGGCCTACCTGCTGTCATTTCAACTAAAGTTAATGCTGAACAACCCGCAGTAGATGTTGGAGTCATAGCCGAAGAAGGAATCCAAATTGTATGTTTTCCAGTTAATAGTGGGCCTGTTGCACCATTTGTTAATTGAATATCATTACCTGCATCATTGGTAAAATACAGTTCATTTGGAGTAGCGGTTTTAGTCCATATTTGACCGTAAGCCGCAGTATCACCATCAGCAGTTGCTTGTTCTTTTAGAGTAATTGCGCCCTCTACTGTTAATTTAGTTTTAGGTGAAGCAATCCCAATACCGACTCTATCAAGTCCTGCATCCGAAGTCAATAGATAATCGTCGCTACTCCCTCTATGTCTAAAGTCAATATCTTGGCCCGAACCATTTACAACTACTCTTGATGTATCTAATTGTATATTATTCATATAGCCAGTTCCACTCTTATTAGTTCTTATTAACATTCTACCAGTTTCGGAACCATTGGCTACGCCCATAGCATCAGCAAAAATATGAGCATATTCCGTCTTATTATCCGCATCATCTTGCCCATAGAATCTAATTGTTCCTAAATCATCACTTGCTGTTTGTGCGCCACTGTTTCTATAAAAGTGCATTTCCGGTGCTTCATCGGCTGAATCTTCTGTTGATTCAATCAATACTGCCGCACCTGCACCTGCTGTTTTAACATGCAATACAGGGGCTTGGCTTTCACTATCAGCATCGCTTTCTACTTTCAATACTGTGGCATTAACCGCCGAAGCGTGGTCGTTCTTAATATAAACAATGTTTCTTGTTGCGGTAGAAGAAGAATCGGATATAATGTTTAATGCCGCACCAGTAGTCAAACCATCAGCAGTAATATCTAAAACATTATCAGTAGTTACTGAATCAGCATTAACTTCAATTGCACCTAATCCATCAACAGAGAAAACAGAAGTATCTCCTTCATCTCCGTCGGAATCATCATCAGTTAAAATCTCAAACCTTTCATCAGCAGTATTATCCGCTAATACAAATCTAATATCAGCATTAGCAATTTTGTTTTTGAATGTAGTTCTATCCGCATCTCCAATAACAGACATGGTTTCTGTATAAACTGTAGAAGCATTATATCCAACGCTTACAGAGTTTTCGGATTTAGCAGTAGTGAAGTATTGTATTTGTCTTTGGTCGCTAGACTCTCCGTGTGCTAATCGAATCATAGCAATAGGAATATCACCTGCTGTCAATTGAGGAACAGTGTTTAGAGTTGCCCTGTTACCATTGTCTCTAATACCGAGGGTATTATCCGCTTTAGCAACTAAAAGAAAATAACCATTACCTGTAGATGCAGGGGCATCAAATGTGCTTGGAGTTCCCGAAGTAAATGTAGTAGTAGCACTATTTGAAGGAACAAGAATTGCTTTACCGTCTCGCATAACCATTCCCGAACCAACAACAAATTGAGTATTACCGCTAGAATCAGTTTGAACAATACTAAAGTTTTCTGTAGTTGAAGAAGTAGCCGCATTGAGAATAGCAAAGTTTCCTTGAGCCGCTATAGCCAAAGCCTTGAATACTCCTGTATGGGGAAAATCAACACCATCTACCATACCCCCTAGTGTTGGGTCTACGCTCAATCTACTGTAGTTTCCGTTGTTCAAACTGTTCGTCATATCATTCAACCTCTATCGTTACATAAAAATCTACATCTTCACCGGATGCAAACGGCCCTATTCCATCAAAGGAAAGTCGAGTAAGTAATTCTGTGTCTTCAGCAGTTGTTCCACTTTCGCCAACCTTGACATATGCTTTATTGAATATGCCAACCTCTCTAATTGTATGACCTGCAATAGAAGCACCAGTAATAGTAAATTTGAACTCAATGACATTACTATCACTTTGAGAAGAGGATGCTGAAACACTTACAATAGGAACATCTAAATCAGTAGTTAATGGATTAGTAGAATTACCACCAACACCAACCTTAGCCCTAGTATAAACAGAAGCCAAATGACTAGCCAAAACATTTCTTAATTCATCAGTAATCATAGTTCAGCCTCCAATACTGTAGTTTCTGTAGTTGAACCCGCCGAACCAAAACCAACAACTCCACCGAATCCAATTGTCTGTGAGAATCCAATATTAAAAGAGGTTCCCCCGCTTGACCCTGTTCTATTCCGAATAAAAAGTTTGACCTCTCTAATATTTATTAGGTCGAAAAGAGATATTGATTGGTTTAATTCTTTGAATATCTTAGGTCTTAGAGCCGCAGTTGTCTTTTTACTATGAAGTGCTATCTCGGCAAATCTATCCGAAAGACCTTTGCTAAACTTTCCTAGTTCTAATTTGATGAAACCTTCTGTAGTGTGTTCCATCTGTAGTATCATGTAGTCGGCAATCTCTACATTTTCTTGTAATAATTCTAGAGTAACAATATCACCTGCCTTTACTTGAGATATATTTAGATGTCCTATTTCAATAGATATTTTTTCATTATGAGAAGAGTGTAAGCGAAGTAATTCACTCGCCCTTTTATCTACATCGGATTGAGTTGCTAGGTTTTCATCATCTACTTCTAATGTTTTTCTACCTCTACTTTTTATGCTTCTTTGGTTCTTTCTAATTGACCTAAACCCTGCACCATAAACAATTACTTCATTGTAAAAATCAAATAATACTTTATCTTTAGAGAAGTCTTTGATGTGTAAGTTTTCGTTTCTATCAGTAATAAATAATTTAGAATTGGCATTAGAAGTATCGTGGTCTGTTAATGAAAACTTATTATCCTCAAATACTAATTTCTTATTCTTTCTTTCTACCAAGTAGTTAATTGCACTGAATAAATCAATGCCTTGATAATTCGGTGCTAAGAATAGTGGGTAATCTTCTTCAAAAGAAGTAGTGAACTCTATGTCATTTTCTTCTAGTAAGTCATTTACTAAATCTTCGGCCTCACTACATATAGAAACTACAGAACCAATCATCGCTCTTTTAGGACTACCCTTAATATTACTATTAGTGGTAATTGTAAGTATTTGAGATATAGACATAACTCCCTTAGTTTCTTTATGCTTTCCAAAAATAAGATTAGTCCCTCTGTCCGTTCCATTATATTCTAAATCAATGGATGTTTTGAATGTAGTTTCTCCATCACTAATACACATTGTTTCACCAACTTCCGATAATAAAGTAGAAGCATCATAAAATTGATGAATTGCTTCATCCCCATCACGGCTTACAACATATTGCTTTGTTCCTGTTGCCACTGAACCATCTAAATCTACAAGCGCATACATAGAACCCCTTCATTAAGCCCTATATTTTCTACATCGGAACCTGTGGTTCCACTATTAACATCAATAACTCTAGATGAACTTTCATGTTTTGTTAAGTAAGGAGTAATCTCACTATAAGTTTCATCCTTGTATGGCATCTTAGTATATTCCGAAGAGAGAGTATTTAGTTTGATTTGTTTTGGTGTGAATCTATAAGTGCAGGTATGATTTGGTTGCATAACTCTATAATATCCGGCGGGTAAAGATTGGTCTGTTAAAATAACATGCCTTAGAGTATTGTCTCCTGTATCTATTTCATGTGTAACAACATATGCAATATTTGTAGGAATAATGTTATTGATGGCAGGTGGTTGGGCATTTATGGCTATTGTTTGCCCAAAAGATACCGAACTGTTATCGGCCCCCGACACTCCATATTCAGTTCCCTTTTCGGAAACCAAATAACATCCGGTTAAGTCTTTTACATAGTCCAAATACGGATAGTCGGATGAGTTTAGGATATACTGATAATTACTAGTTCCGGCAGGGCCATTTAAAGTA